CCTGTCAGAGTAGAGAGAATGATACACATACTGAATTTAAAATGCTGGAGGTGAAACCTCACTTAAACATAGTATTAAGTAATGTAACGCCAAATTATAGAGAATTTAAAGACGGATATTCTAAATACGCACACCAAGCATAGTATGCATATTACGATTGACATCTCCTGCTGTGTGTCTCTCTGTGTTCTCCTCGTCTGTTCCAACATTGCCATCAAGACCAAATAACCGATTTGAGCTGCCTCTAACTGCTGCTGCCTTCATTTGCATATGTGCTTCTCTAGCACGCACAGGAGTCTTTGAAGTCAGTCGATAGAAGTCGAAAGCATATCTAGCCAAACCGTAATCAGTTAAGTTTCTCTGGAGGCCATACCGTGGCATGTACCTTTCTGTTGCATTCCGTTTCTCTATGTAAGCCTCTGCAACCTGTGAAAAGTGTGACATTATCTGGCGGAATGTTGGCTTTGCATTATCCAAAATTGGCTTCAAAGGGTATGTAACTTGTTCTTCACCATCCATCATGGTCCACTCTCCTTGTAGATCTCCTGATGTTCCATTCTCAATACACCACACCATAAGACCATTTAGAATAATGCTCATTTGTAAATCATCAACATCATATGCTTGCTTGACACCATTGTACCATGCTTCAAACTGCTCTTGTGTTGCTATGGTATTCGAGATGTCATCCTGTGATGGGTTGTAGTCCAACAAGTGATCCAAGTTAAGCACCATCCTTCCACCAACCTTCGGAATGTTGAGCTTTCCTGCTATCTTCTTGAGCCTAGGAACTGAAAAAGTCCCAACTGTGCCTGTGTTAACATCTCTATCAGGCACTATCTGTCTGCTACTCTGTCCCTCAGAGTCTTTTGATGAATTTTCATCCACTTTCTTGTCTTTGTCTTTCTTCTTCTCTCCTGCATTGAGTTTATCTTGGTCTGATTGAAACTTGCAAAAGAGTGTCTCGTCACTCTCAGATTCAAAACAGTCAATTAGTGCGATGTTGTATTTTTCCAATTCTGCTGGTGTAACCTTCTCCTCAGTGTATAGGTGTTTGAGTGCCACTTCTGAAATGTATGGAGCTTTTCCTTCAGCACTCAGTTGGCTATATGGTGCTTGGCCAAGAACCCAGAGGTAAAATCTTCGTATGTGATCCAATAGAATTGGATAACCCCATGCTTCGATCATTGCTGCACAGATTGCTTCAAGTCTGTGTTCTGGTTGGAGCGCTCTGTCCCACTCCAGTATAGATACGATGCGTTCCTCCTCAAGTTTTGGGATCCACATACCGTTCACCTCAACTCCTCTGTGTGACATGAACCACAACTCTTCTTTCTTCCTTGTTCTGCTTGTGAAATCATACTTTAAACCTAGTTCGCTGAACAGTTCCTCAAACCTATCGAGATATGATTCGCACTCTGGTTTGATGGCTATGAGAAGATCATCACCATTAGCAAAGAAAACAAGTGTGTTTTCCAATTGCCCTGTTATTCCAATCTTTTCTGCCACATAATAAACAGCCATGATAACCATGAGAGTGTTGTCAACAACTGTGGAAGGTTGCCCACTGTTATTACCTTTAAACTTCTTGACAATTGTACCATCAGGTGTTAAAATCGGTGTATATACAATCTCTGTGTAAAGATTCTTTAACATCTGCTCACCCAAATCCCATTCTTCCATAAATCTTAGCCGCATTTCCAAAACAGCATTCAGGAGATATGGCGTGAGTGAACTATCGAACTGGGAACCATCTGCATCACAATACACCCAACCGTCTGGCAATGATTCAAGCAAACGATCCCATCCACCATAAAACTTTGTAATCCCCACTGTGGACGGTATCTTCAAGTGCAAACTATAAAACTTGTTGTTAAAGTCATCCACACAAACTTTGCCTGCTAAGAGAGTGTCAATGGGTGCTGCTGTAAATGATCTAGTTTTGTTGGCCAAAACTTTTTCTTGAGGTCTCAACTCTGCTTTCAAGGAACCATTCCACACTCCCATTTTTCCATTAAACAATCTTTCACAACTAGCTTGCAAAATGTTGTCAAACTTGTCTTCACTAATGTCTGTAAAGTGGTCTTTCTTCTTTCCTGAGTACAATGCTCCCATGGCTGCCTTCATGTTAAGTGCGTTCAAAATGTCAGGTCCATATGTGACATAATTGCACTTGTCAAACCCTTTCCTTTCCAACATAGCTTGCACTTTTTCAAAACCTCTCTCAAAACACCTTGTATCAACCAAGCCAACCTCTATTGGTGTTGCATACTTCATCAAATCCTTCACATATGCTTCTTTATTCAACCGACTCTTCTGGTATGCACCCATCAATGGTCTGAAGAATTTTTCTGCTTCTTCATCTGTAGTTAGGTAAACCTCAAACAAGCTACACTTTCCTTTCACGACGTGCTTGGTGACCAAGGCACTTGGAGCCTGGGCAACTGCTTTTATGTTCCCATGTGCCCGTTCCAATAACCACTTTGTGTTCTTTGCACTTTGGAAACTAAGTTGTAAATCATTCAGCAACCCTGCCATTTTTGACACTGGAAATGGGTCTTTTGGCTGATCATCCACAATCTTAATTCCATCCCATCCAATCTGTGCGGTGTTCAATTTCCAACCACAGCACCAATTCTTTTTGTTCATTTGTTTCAAAATTTCTTCTTCAAAGTTTGGTGGTATAGAAGTGAACACATTGAGATCTCCTGAAATAGCTGTTAAACTATGAATTCCAACTATGAACCCATCTTTGGTAGAAACCATAGGGTTTCCACACTGTCCCGCCACTGTTGAAATCCAGTGTTTGAAGAAATTGGCTTGCTTAACCCTTGATATGTTGCTTGATTCAGAGACCACACTTGAAAAGCTCTTCTCTTGAAAATTAGTGCTCACCAATACTATTTTGTCTTCATGCGTTGGTTCTCTGAATCTAAGTTTCTGTGGAAAAACCGGGAAATCTTTGGGCATCTGTATGAGAAGCAGATCATGACCATCTATTGGAAGCAACTTTAAAGCGCAAGTGTTTTTGCATTTAAAGGTGCCATGTTTGGACTTTATGGTCAGTTCTCCATTATTGTGCCTAAACAAATGCTGATTTGTTATGATAACATTCCCATAACCGATACCAAAAATCTCATCACTGTGCTCAGCTGATTCATTCTCAAGCAAACAAACATTTGAAGCAATTGGGTTGTAGTCTCGCAAACCTCCTATTTTGCTCAAACTTTCAAAATCAAAGTCTGTTGTTTCTTTTGACTCTGGTAACTCTGATGGTTCAACAAGTTGAACTGGCCCAGTCTGCCTCAATTCGTCCTCTCTCTCTGGATAACCCATTATGTTTCCAAATTTCTCACTATAAAGGAGAGGCTTGTGTGGAGTCAAGTCAACTTTCAACACTTTTTGGCCTGCGCCCTTCACGAAATAACCCTCAATTCTTGGATCTGACTGGAAGTGTTGTGATTCCATAAGGTCACTAGCAATGTACTTCTGCCTTTGCTCTCTGAAATGTGCCGCGACCATGTCTAGATTTGTTATAGGCTGCTCATCGAGAGTTTCTCCTGTGATTGGGTCTAAATACCTTGCAAATGAGTACTCTGTTGGGTCAAAGCCATACATATTGGTAAACCTTCTAGTTTTTGTTCCCATACCAACTGTAGTGCCTCTAACCTTTCCTTTCTTGGTGTACTTACTTCCAAAGTTTTCAGTTATGGTGCCTTCATCTGCATACACTTCAACCCGATTTTTCATGTCTCTGGCATCTCTGAATCTCAACTTTTGTTTAGTTCTTTTATTCTTGCCTTGAAACACGAACTCCTTGTTTGTTTCTTGTTTGAAGTATTGGTAAAGCATCCAACAACCCCCTCCAAGAACTCCCGCTGCAATTAAGAAATCTTGAACCAAAACTGGTCCATTCCAGTGACCTTTCAATTGGAGATGCTTACTTACTCCCTGCAAAGACTCAAATTGTAAACACTCAAGAGCTCCAAACTCACTCATAGTTGACAAGTTAGAGAAATCACTATTGATATTCTTGAATTCCATCAACTGGGCCCGTGCACTGTGCAAAACACTCAGGTTCTCTGTTGTGTAGTCACTTGTGCTACGTGCTTTTATGGCATTAATTATATTTGATAGGGAGTAACTGGAACCAGCACATGATGTGTTTGCCACATTCTGGAAGTATTCTCTCTTCTGCTGCTCACGTGCTATCAACTCATCAAGAATTTTGATTGTTCTCTGAATGGATGATGGGTCTGTTTGTAAGGTATATGCTATCTTACATGCATTAACTACGCTCAGCTTGCTAAAACCGGCATCACCTTTGAAATTGCAACAAGCTTCATAGACCTCCTTGTGCAGCTTGTCTGGTACATCACGTGTGTGAAAAGGAACACGCACTTCTTCAGGTATATCAATTCGAACACCAACAAACTTGAACTCTCTCACAGTAGGCCAGCTTCTCACGCTCCCATGTGGAATCGCCATCTTGTTCAACACTAAGTTTGAATCCCTTAGTTTGTATGGTTTGAGCAAATTATGTATAGCTGGGTGAATGGTCCCATCAAATCTAATAAGATTCACTGTGTACATTATTGGCAATTCAAAACTCATCATACTACGCGCTTGTTGCACTGTGCATTTGCTCAGCAAACTTGGCGTTACTCCTTCAGCCATGACAGGTAACCCATATGCAAAGCAATAAAAAGCAGCTTCAGTTGTAACCACGCTAGGTGGCTTCACCAAACCTTTCTCAGTCATGCCAATTCTTAGTGCCTTTCCAGCCTTATGTCTACCAACTCTGCCAAGTCTCTGGATTCTCTCTCCATAAGACACATTTTGCTTTGTGTATCTCATCAACCTGTTGTCGATGTCCAGCTCAGGTACCACTTTCAAACCAAAATCAACAACCCCTTCTATGTCAAGAGTGACACCATTCTCGATGATGTTTGTTGCCACAAGAAAATGCTTCTTTGACTTGCTACCCTTACTCTCAATCTCAGTTTTTCCATTCTTCATTGTCCTGCCATCCACCTTTGTCACTATATGCCCTCTCTCAAGTAGCATCTTAGACAACTGATCCACTTCATTATAGCTTGCAACATACACGAGTATGTTGTCGCAAGTATCCAGCATGTCACAATTCGCACCGGTCCCTTGTTGTGATACAAATTGCTCAAAAGACAAACTTTCCTCTGTGACTAATGTTACTGGGTGTTGGGTTGTGAATTCCACTTCTCTCCCTGGTGGTGTTGCGGATGCCTTAATGAGCTTGCCATCATATGAGTACTCTTTTAGCAAACTAACGAACGCAATGGCATTTGCATCATGCACATGGCATTCATCAATGATCACAAATTTATACTCCTTGAGCAAAGTTGGATTGTTAGCATAGTAGTGCAATGCATAGCCACTAGTCATTATGGTGATGGGTGATGCGCCGTAACTTGTTGTACCGCGCATGCGGAGTGTTGGGCTTGCATAAAAAGGCTCACTCTTGAGTTGTTTGAAAACATTTTCTGCTAAAGGCCTCGTTGACTCAATCATCAATACTTTCCCTTTGTTGCTCAAATAAAATGGCAATCCGGTTGATTTTCCGGATCCAACTGCACCTCTAACAAGTATGTCTCTTGCATCGTTGTGAGCCATCTCATTCGCAACTTGTTGTGCTCTGTCTCTCGTGAATTCCATGAATTGACCTTCAGTTCTGTAATGGGTTATGACATTTCCATTCTGCAACTGATTGTCCCACCACTCAGAAAATGTGGTTTGTGTTCCTGAAAATGCTTTCATTTCCCCTTCATTAACCTCGAAATCAATTGTCATTTTCTTGTCTTCCAACAATGTCTTTGATGTGTCTAGACTTTGGAATCTGTACATGTCTTGTGTGGTGGTTGACAATATCCCCTTGAGCTTGTTGAGAACTTTGTAAACACAGTCGCTCCTTTCAGCATCGAAAATCATGAGAATTAATGCTGTGACTGCTACAACCTTTTCCAATGCAACCATGTCGTTTGGCTTAGCTTGAAAGGTGTATTTGTCATCCTCTGAGTAAAATTTCTCAAATGTGCTGAGTGCATGTGGAAGCTTTTCGGCGACCAAATCTCTGAAATCTGTGTATGTTGGTCTTCCACCATTCCAATGCTTGTCATATAGTGAACTCACTTCTTTGAGATGCTTCTTCTCCTGTCTCTCCTGAGCTATTCTCCTACTCTCATTGTATCTTTTGATGTGGTCCAACATGAATGCTAATATAGCATTAAGTAGAGTTATCACTGAGAGAATGTTCACAATATCTGCCATCCTTGGCAAGCACATCTTAACTAAGCTTATAGACTGGTTTGCAACAAACCGCTTAGTATTCTCAACCCTCTTCTCGGCGAAACGGACAATGCAATCCTTTTGAGCAAGTACCTGCTGTTTCACTTGAGCCCCTGATAACCTGAGTGAGGTTGTAAATCTGTCTCTTATACCTGGCTCGTCTCTCTGAATGGCAAAGCTTGAATATTTTGCTCGCACTTGCCACGACTGCTTGATTAAGGATAATCTTTCCAACAATCCTAATCCTTGCCACTGCTCCTCCAAATCCGCCATTAAGGTTTTTTCCATTAAAACCTTAGTTGACCTTTTGAATGAATAGAAGCCCAATTCTTCAATCGTCTTGTCAGTTTCTCTGCTCTCACTCATATTCATTAGAAAAGTGTTCGCGCTATTGATGGAATGCATTGGCTTGTACACTTTATCCATTTCTGATAGGATTTGTGGAGCACTAGCTTCAATGATTTCAAACTGTGTTGTTAAGAGTTTCGAAGCACTCACATTTGAGGCCAACACTGCAAGCAATGTCATTACATGAGAAACCTGCATATCCTTGTGGAGCCAATACTGGACTGCTTTCTCAAGGGAGGCACTGTTAAATAATGCTAGTAGAACCGATGGTGACTGCATTGCTAGCACTAACAAGAAAGGTTCATGCTCTATGATGTGTCCTATGAGAGCAGGTCTGTATATGCTCTTCAACAAAAGTTTGGTATCTATTCTGATTCGGCTGCCCACACTTTGGTTTCCACCCACTCTATAAAATTTAAGTTCCGATTTTAAATCATCACTTGCAAATTTTATCAGTTGTGAAACAATATTTGCCTTTAGAACATGATATCCTGCACTGATTGAACCATATGAATCGAGGACATGCATAATGCCAAGTTTGTGATCAACTAAAATTCTTGGTAACTCAGCGCTCAAGGTGTCAGGAAACCAAATTGTGAGTTGCCAGCATGCTGTTGCAACATCCATCATGGTTGGCCATTCTCCTAACTTTGGCATTATTTGATCACGAACCATCTTTGTGAAGTCCTTTGATTTCTCCTCTGAAACATTCACCAACATTGCAAAGAAAATATTTATGTGACAAAAGCCATCCTTCGCAATATACATATTGCCTGTGCTATCTGAGGGTAACTCAATGTACTTTGCCATGTCATTCCCACCCAAGACTAAATGATACTTTGTCGGCATCTTGAAGTCAGATAAAATTGCAGTCCCTACGTCATCAGTTGTACAACAACACGGGTAACAAAACGAACCTCTAATACGCGACACACAATCCTCACCTATAGGTCCATTATCTATTAACTTCCCTTTCATCTGCTCTCTGAATGCTTCAAAGTTTGTTGGCATTATCAGCCTCCCTATGGCTAGCTCTCGGGTTCCATTTGGCAATTTCCTAAGAATGAACTTTTCATACCCATCTGATGGATTGATTTCATTAAAGTAATTGCTGAGAAAGCGCTTAGCATGATATGCCCTCTGACCCCATATGAAGTTGGCATTTTTATCCAACTGATTATCACACATCAGATCCAGATTTATGTGTGTTTTTGAGGATATCTTGTTTCTGAACTTGCTGAGATCGTTTCTCTGAATGGAATCTGTTCTGTTTCTTATGTACCGAACAACTTCGAGTAAGTGTTTGCTTGCTTCCCCAACTTCCTCATTCCTAAGACTCCCATACTTCAACAAAACATTGTTGATTTCCTTGATGTGGCTGAAAGGTGCTTCTGGCAATGCAGCTGTGGCTTTTGCAATCTCAACACATTGGTTGGTGGAAGGATTTTCCATTTGCAACCTTTCCTTAAACATTAGTAAAATCTCCTTTGAATGCTTAAATTCTGGAAACCCTTTCTCCAACAGTTGAATTGCTTGATCTATAAAGACACTTGCACTTTCAAATCTCTCTTTGTTGTTCTGACTGATGAAATTCTCAACACACTTCTTGCAAGTTATCCGACGACATGGAAAGAGAGCCAGAGTCAATAGAGCCATAACTGATCCACATTGTGTTACATTCAAATCGGATGTGCATTGGTGATTCAGATTGGTTGGCCTATTGTCAATGAATGTCTGATTATAACCTTTCCAAAACATATCTCCAGCTGAGAATTCTCTAATCCGTGCCATGTCCTTAGTATTTAGCCTTTGTCTTGCGTCAATCAAAACTGGTATTTTGTCTTCCATCACTGTGCCTCTCACAATGGTGAATTTGGATTTGACAGCACAAACATTTGGCACCTTTTCAGTTTGAAGGACCAGTCCACTATGACCCTCCTTGAGATGTGATGTGTTCAGACTTTCAAATGGTATGGCAAGATTTGCAGCAATTTCTGCCATCAACCCATTCAATGTTACATCAACTCTGCGTCTCTTCCTAACCATATGGTTGAGGACGACATGCATTCCATAAGTTTTTCCATACCTCTGGAAAGTAGCAAAATTTGCTTTCTTCCTCTTGTCAGCTACTTCCAGGATCATGTCCTTCTCTTTCACTGTTTTCAGCAGTTCTTTCATGACATAAGTTGCTTTACTCCAACCCTTCAAGACCTTCCCCTTCTGGCTTTTTGTTTGCTTCTTTATCGATCTCTTATAGAATGGAGATCTAAAGGAAACTTGGGCACCATGAAGAAATAGAAGGGGCTGTTTTGTGATATCAGCCTCATCCATTGTGTCCACAACCCATTCATTAGATTGGAAGTTCAGCTCTTCCTCTCGTGCTCTCTTTTCCTTGAGCTTGATGTGCTCAGGTTTCGGAATCATTGTGGTGTAGCGACCTTTTGTGGAAAAAGTTAGCTCACCCATCAATTCACGGCGTTTTGCACACCTGGTTTCAAGATCAGCAAATGGATTTGCTGAAGGAATATTAAAACTACTAATATTTTTGGTGCTTACATCCACAGGGATGTTCGCATTTTCTTTTAATGTAACATGAATGGATCCGATGCAAATTGTTGCCATTATGTTGTATATAATAATGTACTAAAAGAAAGTGATTGCGTTTTGTGAATTGTAAAAGAGAATTACTAAAATGCACAATTAACAATTTAAAGAGTTTTCAAATGAGGATTTTGGAAAATTTATGAAATTTTTCAAAAGTCTTGATTGTCTGAATGCGTTATGTCTTGTATTGTCTTG